CCTATCTAGGCAATAAGTACTCCTTTGTTGCCTGGGGGGACAGACTGGAATCCGTGTACCCTGTTGCGGATTATGGTCATCATGACTATGCCGCCTGGGTAGATGACGTCCAAATACAGTCGTTGAAGGACCTCCTCGCGGAGGGCCAACAGAAGAGCGGTACACCCCTTACGTTGTTTGGGGAGTCCTACTCAAGACTGATCGACGTCCCGAAGTCCTTCACGAAACCGCGGCTTATCGCTGCGGAACCGGGTGAGCATCAATGGTGCCAACAGAACATGAAGGCATACATGTACTCACGGGTCGAGCGCGGCTGGATCAGTAACTTTGTTCGGTTTACCGATCAAAGTCTAAACCAGCGGCTCTGTCTCGAAGGATCTCGGATGGGACGCCTCGCTACGATCGATTTATCGGCCGCCAGCGATCGCGTCTCTTGTCATGCGGTGGGCAACCTCTTTAGATCTCGTCAAGAGGTCTTACAGGCCCTGCGCGCATCACGAACCCGTTATATCCAAGTTAAGCACGCGGTCCCCCGCAAGGGGAACCCAGTCTTAGAAACCTTGGAGTTGAGAAAATTCTCAACAATGGGTAGCGCCTGCACCTTCCCTGTGGAAACCTTGATGTTTTTGGCCTCTACGCTGGCCGCAGTGCTCACAGTTCGTGGGCGCCCGGTCAACAAGAGGAACATCTTGGAATTGGTGGGGGAGGTGGCCGTCTTTGGGGATGACATTGTTGTCCCCTCTGACAGTCGGGAGCTTTTGGTACGGGGCCTTGAAGTCTTGGATTTCAAGGTTAACGCTCAAAAGTCCTTCTGGACCGGAAGGTTCAGGGAGTCTTGCGGCGTTGACTCATACGAGGGGAATGACGTAACCCCCGCGTATTACAAGAGCCCGTACGTAAAGAGCAAACCGGAAACTCTAGCGACTGCGGTCGAAGTGTCCAATAACTTCTACCTGAGGTACATGGTTAATACCTCTAACGCGGTTGCGTCATCGCTCCCATGGTGGGCCCGAAAGGGCCTTCCCATGGTTCCAATGAGTTCCGGAATCTGTGGTGTTAAATCCTTTGTGGCTCCCCAACCAGGGGCTAGCATGGGCGGTAAGGCGTTACCCAAACGCTGGAACCGGCCATTACAAAGGATGGAGTATAAAGCAATTGTCCTTTCGGGCAAAAGCAAATGTACCTCCACCACAGACAACACTGCTTTGCTTCAGTTCTTCACTGAAGAGCCAGATCCATATGTTCATTGGAAACATGGCGTAAAGCAGCGTCCTTGCCTTAAGGAAAAGGCGAAGTACCTCG